TTAGTTTTGTATTGTTGTTAAAATGCCATCTTCAAAATACAAGTATGTATTACCAGCATAAACCCATTGTTCTTTAACATAGTTTACTGTAATTGTTTTATTTACGTCTTTAGGTTCTCCCCATCTACTCAATACTTCGTCTTTTGACATACCAATCCTTATTTTTTTACTTTCCTCTTGTTCTTTTCTGAGTTCATCTAGGGATTCTTTCGCTTCTTGCTTATTAATTTCAGAAAGTTTGGAAGCAACCTCTTCAAGAGGATCATAAGGATTTATTACATTACCATTCTCATCCTTTAATTTAAAGATTCTCCTAATCTTCAAATTTTCAAATTCAAATATAGTGTTATCATCATTTATAACCAACAATCCTGTACAAGTGTCATGGATAAAATCATAACTAACATTATTATCACCTAACCAAGTTATTGCTTCAGATTTTAATGCCAGTCTTTTTACATCTTCATTATATTCTTCTAAAAATTCCACGTCTAAGCCTTCCTCTAAAATAACAGAATGTATAGGATTTACTTTTTCAATAACTTTTTGTCTAACTTCATCTGTCAGAAAATCATCGTATTTTATTTGATTTGAATTTGGCTCGTATAAAATAAAAAATAAACTTTCAAATTCACCGATACCTTCACCATTTAAAATTTTTAAAACAGAATCATTAATTAATTCATGTACTTCCTCTATTACTTCTTCGTCTTCTAGTTTATTATATTCCTGTTCTTTTATTCTCAATATACGCTTGTAGTCGGATTTACTATAATAATCTTGTATCCAACCTAAAAACTTCTCATCATCGGAAGTGGAAGGTTCTTCATTTTGTTCGTCTGATGAGGATTCTGATTTAACACTGCAACCTACTAAAATAAACATTAATAATGCCAATACTACTACAAACTTTTTCAAAGATTATCGCCCCTAACTTCAATTATATTAGGTATATTTTACCACATCACTGGAAATTTTGCTCATTTTATCAGAATTATCCTAATGTAATATAATGTAGTCTGAAGTAACTATGTCTTAGGATTGTTGATCTATGCTTAGTAGAGATAATGGACATAAAAAGACTAGTATTACCGATTGATAATACTAGCCTAATTTAATGAAGGATTATATAATCCAGTTTTTATTTCAGGTAATAAGGATGAAATGTATTCCTGCAATTTCTCACATGAATGATCTTGGATAGTATCAAGACTACACTTAACTGCGCCTATATTATCACCAATTAAGACTAAATAGATTTCACTATTTATTTTATCAGTCGCAACTAACTTATATTGTCCATTAGCTGATTGCGGAGGTAGTGTCCATTCCATTTGATCAACTCCATTTAAATATCATAATATTTGTACATCTATTATATCATTTAAATGCAACTTATCAATTTTTTCTAGTCTTAAATATCTATTCAATGAATCGATAGTCAATACTTTATCCTTGATCTTGTGGAAATCATGATCTTTAAAATACTCAACCTCTATTGGTAGATCATTTTGTATTGCAATCTGCAGCTTTAAATCAATTTCAACCTTCTGCTGATCATCCAGTATTGGCTTTTCCTTATATTCTTGTTCTGCAAATACCTGCTTTAATGCGTCTACATGTTCAGGTAACATGATCGATGACCATTTCTTTGTACCTCTGTCATTTACATTCATAATATCAAACTCCTCACGAAACGTTTGTTCTTATTATATAGGGAGATTTGCTTTCTTTCAAGTGGAATATTTAAACAAAATAACATGTCTAAACGCAAAAAAGGGTACACACCCAACTTAATGAATGTGTACCCTTTAATGTTATTTTAAATCCTTCTTATAAGCCCAGCTGTATAATTCTTTCAGCAATATCTGATTCCCTTTTACCTGTTGAATTGTATAACTCTTACCTTTAAACCTTGCAGGTATATTCTCACCTGTTGTATATTTTTTGGCAGTTGATTTAATCTTTACTTTGCTGCCAACTTTATACGATGGAGCTTTCGGCTTTGGCTTAGATGATGATTTACCGCTAGTTGTAACATACTTAGATGAAGCTGTGATGTAATATATAGCGCCTTTAGAATTCTTAACCTGATATTGATGTCCATTTCCTACCTTCATTTTCTTAACGATTGTCGGGAATCCAATACCTTTATTGACTGTGCCCACAACATCCTTATCTGACCATGAAGGCTTATTATAAAATCGTAAACCATTAACCTTAGATTTTAGGCTTCCACTTGCAGATGAGCCTGTAGATGGCTTACCTGCTTTTAGTTTAGCTAATAAGGTTGTATTATCCTTTGGACTTCCAGAGTAGCCTTTAATGCCATACTGTTTAGCCAATTTAACACGATTAGAGTAGCTTGAATTCATACCCTTAGATTTCATCCAGTCAACTATACTGCCACCTGTAGAAGGTTTAGAGGTGTTCTGTGAAGGTTTAGAAGGTGTAGACTTAGGCGGAGTGTAACTAGAAGACCCTTTCTTCAATCCAAAGTATTCAACCATACCATCAGCAGCTTTATGCCCAGCATTCTCAAGCACTTTGTTATTGCGCAGCTTTTTGATGTCAATATTTGAATCCATGTAGCCACCCTCTACTAAAATAGCTGGCATTCCCGACTCTCTCAGCATGTGGAAGTTAGCCTTCTTCAACCCTCTGTCTCGCAGTCCATATGCTTTCAATACGTTATTCTGGACGGCGCGCGCTAATTTCTCTGCTTTAGGGTGCGATCCATTGTACGTGTACGTCTCAGTTCCTGTCCAACTACCCCACACACCTGTGTTAGCATTATGGTGAAAAGAGACAAGGATATCTGCGCCCCAGTTATTCGCTTTATTTGTGCGAGTTGTTAAAGAGATGTCTGTTTTTCCACTTGGATCGTCCAGTCGAAGAATCTGCACGCCTTTGTATTGTTTCAAACGATTGATTGCTGCAATAGCAACCTTATTGTTGAAATCCCATTCGTATTCTCCTGCTGGCGTTCTTTTGCCCGGCGTTACCCCGAAACCACCATGTCCAGCGTCTATTGCAATTTTAACCATTTAACATTCTCCTCATTTTCCCATAAAAAATAGGACTGCCAAATTAATGACAATCCTAAAATTATGTAAATTTATGTAATTATGCTTGCTTGTTTTGCTTCTTGATTTCCTTTAACTCAGCTAAATACTCGTCTGCTTCCTTTGCTTCTTTAGTTACTGAGTTATTCTTAAACCAATTCCACAATGTAGCTGCGACTGTAAATACTGCTGTCAATCCCATTTCCAATTCTTCATTTTCAAACGGAAGTGGATTAAGTCCTGCCATAACCAGTATCTGATTGAGTAAAGCCACTACTAACACTGCAGCTCTGATAATCATTCCTTTATTCATCACATACCACCCCCAAACTTAATTAATAAAACAATTAAAGTAATCAAAGCAAAAATCCATCCACCCCAATTTCGGATAGCTGCACCAACTGAGTTTCTGCCTTGTTGCTCAAATTCCATTTGTTCAACCTTTTCTTTTACGATACCTATCTCTTCTCGCAATCCGTTGTATTGTTTCATTAACATCCGTGTCTCACGCATTTCACCTCTGAGACCGTGGAACTCTTCTTGCATTGCTATAATTTGCTCGAAAAGTTGTTTATTGTTGTACCATTCGTTTCGCTCTGGCAAATTCAACCCTCCTAAATAAAAAAAGCAACCTAATTAAAGGCTGCCGTCTTCATCGTCAGAATCGTCTACTAAATCAACTGGAGTCACTCTAACCACTGAGTAACGTTGCACCACAACTGCACTAGCACCAGTTCCAATCGCACACATGTTGTTTTGATTGTCGTTCAACATATCTGCAATTTCTTGTGCATCATAATCTGCCACCTCTACAATTTGAGTTGTTCCATCATTCATCTTCACTGTGATTTTAGCCATTATTGATCATCCTTTTCTTTAGTATTTTCTATGTCTTCATCCACTTTAAATTGTTCACATAAATACTCATACAGTACGGCTTCCTGACCGCTAAATTCTTTATCACATTCATCTAAGACAGTTCTAATAGTCATCAACATAGACTGACTGTCCCCACCGTCAATAACCATTTCTTCATTTAACAACTCCTGTTTATCCTTAACTAATGCATCCATATCTTTTACATCGTAAGTCTTACCATCATTAATTGTCTTAGGATTTCCTTCATCATCTAAGTGACAATTTTCCTTGATAACTTCTTTCTCCTGTTCGGCTACTTCTTGTAATCGTTCGTTTAGTTGTTTGACAAACTTAGTCCGATGTCGTGATTGCTTACCTTTTAATGACAAATTAAAAAGCAGCCCAATGGACTGCTCTAATAAATGATTTTTAATTTTTACTTGCATACTTTATCCATCTCCTTATTGTTTTGCCGTTAAACGGTGACCCCGCTCTCCCGCTGCGCATCCTAGCGACAACAGGGTCATTATATATTTTAGGAATATTCACCTAACCACCCTTTCTCTTTTTGATAGAAAAAAGAGCAACTAACACAGTAGTCGCTCTTTACTCATCTCAATATTTCTTCCAGTTTTTCAATTCTAGCCTTCAATTGCAATATTTTTTCATTTTGCAATCTGATTTTTTTATCTTTCTCATCGTCTCTTTCAGACAACTCCTGTATGGCTTTCCATGACAGTGACCGCATAGAATATCCATCGACCGCATCATCCCCATAGACAATACAGCTAGGCATTTCACGTTCAATAATTAATCCGATTTCTCTATCCTCCGAGCCATCTTTCTGATAGTCATAGATCACAGACTGGTTAATTAAATCAAGCGCACTATCATCAAATTTGCGTATGTCACGCTTGTATTTTTCACTTGAAGTCTCTACTACCTTAGACGCTTTTAATGGTCTATATCCTATGTCACCACCGTTGTATAGGAGGTTGTTTGTTACTTGAACTTCTCCAGTGGAAGTTCCCAAAAACAGGTTTCCAGAATTAACTCTCAAACTGTTAGCCATCAACTCATGTGCTTGTATCCCCTTATAATTAGGACTCCCGTTATTGTATCCGCTCTTATCTGTTACTCTTAGCCTATCATTAACGAGCACGTAGGCATTATCAGTCGAGGTTTCTAGGTTGCCAATGAAGCGATCGGCACGGAAATTGCCTGAGTCGATGTCTCCATTGTGATTTGTCGCGTATACAGTGTTCCCATTACTTTCTTTGCTAAATCGTAATCCTGACCCAAAGGTCTGGCTAGAGGGGTTTCCATAGGTTAAAACGCCATCAGTGTAAAACTCACTGTCGTTGTTCTTAACCCAAAACCTAAATTCGTTGGTTCCTGCTCTATTTTCTTTCATGGGTCTCATATAAATACTTGAAGTGTCGCTGTCTAGGTTTACAGAGTTTGCACCGTGTACGAATACTGTGTTGTATTCAGATCTTAAAGCTACAGCCCCATAATGTGAGTGCATTAAAAGACTATTTGCCGAACTGTAGGTTCTGTCTCGAAAAATAATTGACCCAGATGAAACATTCGCTGTACCCTCTTCTTGGTCGCCAGAGCCGTTAGCATAGGTAGAAATCCCAAAATCGGAAAAGTATAGCGAGTGATCTTCAGTTTCGTTTCTGGCGCGCAGGTATCCGCTCTCAAACATCATTCTAACATCACTTTTTTTAGTGGTGCCTTGCCATGACCTAGAGTATATTCCACGAGACTCAAAAATCCCGCCAGTTATCTCAGTATAATTGTCAGCGTCCAACGCACTAACCAGTTTACTACCAGTTATATTAACACCAGTAATATCCACACCCTTTAAAACACCTGTTTTAATCTCTTCAGCATTTAGGTTTCTGATGTTAACTTTGGCAGCGTCTATTTCACCAGAAATGATAGAGGAGGCACTTAAATTAATAATGCTAGCTTTGCCCGCATCAAATGTTCCAGTGGTTATCTGTGAGGCTGATAAGTTAGCAGTTAGCACAGAGTCGGACTGAATCTTTCCGATTACAGCTGAGTTACCGAATATGTTATTTACATTCAGTTCGTTAGCTGTAATACTACCAGAGACTAAAGTGCTGCCATCTATGGCTGTACCAGCTGATCCATCTGAGTTGATGAATGAGACTAGACCTTTGATGTCAATCTTATCGCCCTCAATTTTAATACCTTCTTTACTCAGGTTTATACTAGATAAAACATTAGTTTTATTGACTCCATCTTCAGGCGCGGGTGTCCAGTCGGTGGCTTTATTACCTTTTTCAAGCTTGATATCTTTGAAACTCCTAGTTCTTTGAACACCTGTCTTGTTCCCGTCAATCCAGAACCCTAATTGAGTGTCTTGGTTGGCATTATTCTCCGCTGTAAACGTGAATTCGTAATACTGCCATTCTTCAGGATTATAATCAATTGTGGGAGATCGAAAAATCCTATTATTGCCACTCGTTGTTGCAATTCTAACGGTATTAGAACCCCCAGGGTCTCCTTTTGCTACAAAGGATATCGTATAAGTACTCCCTTTTTTTAAATGATGTAAGGAAGCTGACCTACTGTGAAGACGCGGCCAAGAGCCGTTTTTTTCACTGGTCACGGTTATCTCATTTCCATCTATTGCGTAAGTTGAATCTGATATTCTCCAGTGTTGCAGTTTATTGGAGAAGTCACTATTAAAAATTAAATTCCTCCCGCCAATATCCAAGCCATCAATACCTTCACTGACAGCAAATTCGATCTTATCAGGCATTTGACTAATATCCGTCCGAACAGCAGTCATTTCCCCTTCTAGACCACTCACATCAGTTTCAATCTTACTAACAGAGGACTCAATACTACCTGCTCGCTGCTCCACTTTGGAAATAGCTTTGTTAGCAGATGTTAAATCACTACTGATGTCACTCACACTTGACTCAATTTTTCCAGCTTTGATATCTAATGCTGAAATCTGTGAATTGGCTGATTTTATATCTCCTGTATTTTTATCTACAATAGAGGATACATCACTTACACGTCCGCTAATTCCATTAATTGAGGTGGTCAATTCACCAACTTTCTTACTGTAGACTGATTCATTCACCTTTTTACCTAAGCTGGTATCAATCTGTGAGCGAGTGTAGACTTCATCTTTTTCTGCCTTGAGTGAGATGCCTTCCGCTAATATTGAAATATCTGCTTCTGTTTTAGAGATGCGCTCAGATGTATCTTCAGGTGCAGGCGTCCAATCGGTAGCTTTGTTACCTTTTTCAATTTTTGCCTCTTTTACTTCGACATATTGTTGTCCGTCATTGCCCGAGGAATCGCCGTACACTGTTACCCATATCGCAATGTTTACGTCCACCCCTGTATCGTTTGTCCAGGTGTGTGAGTGTCTTCTCTGTTTGTCCCCCTTGTCGAACCACATAGAAGCGGGTGCTCTATTATCATCTACATTCCTAATTTGAAAGCTTATTCTTCCCTCATAGTCAATCAACTCAATACCTGCTGTTACCGTATCCCCATCTTTCACCAATACCCTTTGCGATTCCGCTCTTCCCCAAGTTGTATTTTCGGGGTTTAACACAACGAAATGATTATCACTGACAATTTCTAGCTTGGGAGCGCCAGTCCAATTATCTGGGTGAGAACTAATTAAGTTCCGCCCACCAATTTCAATTCCATCAATACCTTTTTCAAACTCTTCCTTGGTAACTCTCAAATTTACCTGCTCAGAAGTCGCTGTTATCGCTGTTTTATTGGCTTCAATTTCAGATAAAATTCCACTTTTATCAGTCTTGTAAGTAGAGGAATCTAACTTGGCAGAAATGAGTCCGGCTTGGATTCCGATTTGGGTGGAGTTGGCATTAGTAACATCATCTATACGCTCGATATCTTCCACTGTGGCTGTGATTTTATTGTCTACTTCATCAATATCCAATTCCATATTGCTAATCTTATCGCCTTGTTCATTGATCAATTCATCAATCTGATTGGCACGATCTTTAAGGCTATCTGCAAGCTCGTCAAGGCTTTCAATATGTTCATTGATATCACCTGTTTGACTCTTCAATTCATCCAGTATAGCTTTCTCAGTGGCTTGTATCTCTTCCTCAGTATAAGACTTACCTGCTTGGATTGCTTCGTCTCTCATGCCTTGTATTAGGCTGTCAACCTCTTCATCTGTAGGAGCTAGTGGAAACCATTGTTCAGTTGAATCATCCCATCTCTTAAGTCTTGACGGCTTAACTGAAGTGTCCCACCATAGACCACTTTCTGGAATAGTTTCAGGAGGATTATTTTGTTTGGGGATATTATTTTCTTTGATGGTTTGTTCAACTTCTGGTATAACTTCATTTTCTATTCTATCCATATCGGCATCGACAAGCTTCATTGCTACATCAATTGCATCTAATGTGTTTTCTATGCCTTTGCGCAGCTCATCGCCAACTGTGTTAGTGTAGTTGTTTGCATTAGATTCAGCTTGATTAGCCTTATTCTTAGCATCTTCTTTGGCTATACCATCGTAAATGATATCTTGTTCATTAGCGTGCTCTTTAGCCTGTTCAGACTTATCGCTTGCATCTTTTTTAGCTATGTCATCATACACTACATCTTGCTCATCAGCATATTCTTTAGAGGATTCCAAGTTGGCTTTTGCTTGTTCGATTCGTTTGCGCTCTTCTTCTGATAATTTATCGTCCGAATAGTTGATAGCTTCCTTCATCTTCTCAACAGCTACCATTGTGGGTGCTTCTTGCTTTTCTATGCCTTCTAACTCATCAAACTTATCTTTAATCTTAGTGATAAGTGTTGGTCTTGATTGACCAAATGTTGCTTCAAGCTTAAATCCACTCTGCTCATGAACCTCCAAAAACTCGGTGATAGGTGCAGTCATGGTTAGTCCCCATGATTTGTTAACAACTTGTACTTTATCACCCAAGTCGAAATCCCGTTCATACTGAAATGGTGTTACTTGTTTTTGCATACTGTTTTGAGTATCTTCATCATATGACAACCTAGTAACCGGAGTTAGTATTTGGGCTTCAAGTGAAAAAACTGTTTCCATTTCACTTAGCTTCTCATTACCGCGATCAGTAAGCATTTCTACAATTTCTTCTTCGGTTAACTCTTCTTCCTCGTCCTCATCCTCTGTACCCACATCTCTTGCATCAACGAATGTTTCCATACGCTCCCAACCACCAGTATCACCAATGGTTACAATCTTTCTATCCTTACCTTCACCTTGCCCACCTACATAACCAACATTTCTTAAATCTAAGTCACTGTCTATAAAGCCTTGAGATTTAATTGTCTCAAATTCTGGTGAAAAGAATACTGGTGAATTACCTTGGGGGTTATCTTGTGTTAAATCCTTTGATTCAAAGCAATCAAAAATAAGCTTCTTAGTGTTAAAATCTGCAAATACTCCCCAACCTAAGTTAGATTCAATGGATATTGCTTCTAACTCATCAGAAACAGCTTTGTAACGTGACTCTCTAGTTACTTGTTTACCTCTGTTTTTACTTGGTGCTATCTCAAGGATATCTAATATACGCTCACGATCTTCAGGAATTACAAAGTTGTTATATACGTAATGCTTCATAACTGTTTCAGCACTTCCACTTTTCTTATCGTGCGATGCATCAGCAGGTGGTACAGTAATACGTCTGTTCATCACGGCATCAAGTGTAGAACCCGTTAATTTGAAATTCTCCGTTTCTTTACCACTCTCATCCAGTTCTATTTCTTTTGATAAGATTATACCCACTTTGTTTGATTGCTTGTTAAGTGCTATAATGTTACCCTTTTGGAAGTTGTCGGCACCGTGCATATATCGGTTTATATGCAGCTCAAAGTCTCCAACACTGTGAAAACTTCGTTTAAACTGTAATGACTGATAACTGTCCGTTTCCGATAGTAAATCTAAAAACTCATTGTAAACACGTATAGGCATTTTCAATATAATTCACCTTCCTTATGCCAACTTCGCAACACGAACGCGCGAAAACCTTGTACCAACATTCCCACTTAGCTGATAAGATGTAACTCTAAAATCAACCTTATCGCCTTTGCTTAAGCTGTCAAATCCATTCACTACCATAAAATTATCCTTTGGATCACTGAATAATTTCGTGCCCAAAGGGAAACCTTCCTTGCCATTCACAAAAGCGTAAATGTGCAGCTCCGAGTTTGCTGGCATAACACCATTGTCAAACGCAACCTCCACCCAATAATTATAGACTCCATCTGCTTTTGCTGTAAATTGAGAATCGCTACTTACCTCATTTTGTTTATCCTCAATTATATTTCCAAATTTTATTGGAGTTGCGGAGCTTAATGATTCATCATTTCCGAGCGTTTGCTCATTATTATTCTGGGTTTTAATAAATGACTGATTTGGCATTGTAACCATGCCCAATTCGTTAATCTGCATCCCTCTATAGATATTATGCAATGGAATAAACCCACACACATCATCATTAGCACGTTCATCAGTAATCTCAGACTGTTCAATGTATGATTTACCTGCTTTAATTCTTATCTGCGCTACACTCATCTCATGCACATAGCTAGTACGTGAAACAGATGGAGGTGCTGGATTCCTTGCTGCTGTCCCTTTTTTAATCACTGCATATATTTTCCTTTCCGCAGGATCATTATCAAACCTAATAACAATTCTATCTATGCGATCATTATTTGGATCAGCGATATCATGCTTCATGTTCATTGTGGATGAGTTTTCGTACATGTACCCATTTGCGAACATGTAGCCAGCACCTAAAGATACATCCATGTTTGTTTTTGCTGATACAGTGAGGTCGGGTAAATTGGTTGTATTGGATACACCATTGCCGATAATTTGAGCATGGAATCTTGCAAAGTCTGCTGCTTGATAAATTCGCTGGTCATCTTCTGTACTATCGAAAAAATAACTTTTTTCCATCTAATCATTTCCTTTCTCAATATAAAAAGCACCCCGAATGGAGTGCTTCTGCGTTACTATTACATTCCTGTATATCTGCTTTGCCAACTAACAGCTACCATTGCTTTAGCATTGCCTGCATCCGCAATATGTTCAATCTCATTTTCTCCAACTTCTAACATAAATAATTCAGAGTTATGATCCAAATATCCAAATCCCTGCTCAATCGTATTGTCTCGATATACTTCCACGCGTTGTTGTCCACTTGCTGTATTGATATGTAGTATTTCGTCATCTGCGATTGTACGGTTAATTCTGATATATTCTCCTGTTGTTCTATTGATGATTTGTGGATTTGTTGTTTGTCCGCTGACATCAATTCTAACTGGAGTTGGTACATCACCTTCATTGATTAACAGTGTCCTGTCACCACTTATCCCCAATTGAATAGGAAAGGTTGTTGGTAGCTTAAAATTGCCTACATAAGACTGCAATGGCTTAGAAGTGCTATTCAGATCCTTCCAGTATGGATCAGGACACTTCCAATCGATCATAAACTTTTGCCATACATCCTGTGAGCGTTCTGGAAATACTGGTGAGCCATCAAGCACTCCCATTATCTCCTTAATATCGCCATCTAATTCTAGTGTAATCTTACCCAATCCCAGCTTTGGATTACATACACGTAATATATGCTTCCTGTACTGTTTGATATCTGTTAGATCAGTCTTTAAAATAGAACCTTCTAACTCAATAAATCTAGGTTGTAATAATGTATCTATATAATTATCTCCGTCTTGATAAGGTGACTGCTGACTTTGTATGTCTGCATCAACCTCGCCAATTCCTTCTAATGATTCAATGATCAGAGGTGACAGATAAAACTCAACCTGTTCACCTCGACTGTTTTCATAAGTCAATCGTCTCATTTATCTATCACCTCCATTCTGCTGCTAATTGACGACTAGCTTGTTTAATTTTTCTTGCATTGTCTGCTGGCGATGTTGCATCAGGACTGTTTATGGTAATATGCTGATTAATGTCTTTAAACCCTTTGCCATTTACTAAGTGCCCCATCATTTCTGTTAGCAACTCTACACTCTTATTCAGATATGCAATCTCATCACTTTGACTGCTATTGTCTCTTTGTCTAACATTAGGTAATCTATTTGGTCTAACGCTTCCACTATCATCTTCACCTACACCCAGCATCTTGCCAGTTAACGCTAGTAGCTTCATAGCATCTGATCTACGCTTAGGATCTGTGGGAATGACCATTTCCGGATGCCCTTCTTCAGCCAACATTGCTAACTGTTTCTTTTTAATTAAGCCTCCAGTAGCAAACTTACGTACACCAGTAGGCCCCCACCCTCGTGTGCCATATGGTAAATCTTTTCTCCAATTTTTGTTGTTGAAAAAAGCTAGCAACTGATCATAACCTGAGTAAATATTGTTATGGCCTTTCATTTTATATGCAGCAAAAGTTTGTGGAATATACTGCAATAAACCTCGTGCAGGGTTCCCTGCTAATGTGTTAACGTCTACAACTTGAGGTGATTGTGTGATCTTCTCATTACCGCCAGACTCACGATTGATTTGAGCGATAATACCATTAATATGAGTATTTGTTATAGATTCATTCATTCTTGCTGCGGCTTTTTTAATATGAGATCTCCAAGCAGAAGCTCCACCAGACACAGGACTGGCAACACTTTCTAATTCATCATCTTGTGTTCTCTTTATAAAACTGACAGCCTTTTTCTTAGCGTAATTGAAGCCTCCTTTAGCCATATCACCGATTGCAGCAGGAAAATTAGGTACCTCTACACCCATTGCTTTTAACCCTGCATTTAGTAACGTCTTGGGTGCATCAGTGTAAACGTCTATTCCTGTTCCGATTCCTTCCGCCGCTTTTCCTAGTACTCTATTAGTCTTGGAATCGGAGTAAGTCATAGCTTCTCCTCCAAGCTTTAAGGCTTTAGCAACGTCTTTGAAATTTATACCCCAAGCATATTGAGGAGTTAATGCTTCCCTTGTTTCGGTTGCAGACCATACTTGGGTACCCTTTGGCATGTTTGGGATTAATGTTGGTTTAGCAGGACTTAATGAAAAATTACCTTTCGGATCTTGCATCAATTCAGAACCTGCGTTTGAGCCTTTGCCATCACCTACAACAGCCGGGCCTCCGGGATGTGCTCCTTTTGTGCCGTGAGCGTACCACTTAAATGTATCGGCTGGTTTCCATCTACCTAGTGTTTTGTCAGAATCAAACTTCTTCAACACCCATTCAACAGCAGAAATTACTCCATTTACTCCGCTTGCGATTCCGTCAACCATCTTACGTCCAATTTCCAACATGCCGTCCTTCACTTTTCCAGCGCCTTTGACAATGTTGTCCTTCATGTTGCCCGGCATATCCTTGACCTTCTGAATCATATCGGAAACATAACCAAATACGTTATCCTTGATATTTTTAAAAGTTTCAGTCACGCTATCTTTGAATCCGTTAAATTTCTTAATCGCCCAGTTAACGCCATTTTTGATGGGATTGACAATGTTATCTTTCGTTTTATTCCAGACTCGTTTAGCCATGTCACGTACGCCAGTGAAAATATTTGTAGTATTATTTTTCAAATTTGTAAATCGTTGCTTCACAAAATCGACAATACCCTTTATTACCGTTTTGAAGAATGAAAGTATTCCATTCCATATTTTGGAAATAATATTTCTGATTGTTGTTGTGATTGTGTTAATCGTATTACCCATTGCCGTAAAGCGATTTTTAACAAATTCTACTATCCATTTTATGACCGTAGAAAATACAGACTTTATACCTGTCCACATGCTTTTAATGAGTCCACTAAATAGGCTTACAAAGCTTCCTATTGCCTTAAGGATTCTACCTATAAATAACAATTGAATATAATTCCAGACTGCTTTGATAGCGCCTGTGAACATTTGTTTGACACCTTCCCACATTTTGGAAAAGTCACCAGTAAACATGCCTGAGAATACCTTCACTGCACCCATAATCACATCTAGTGTGCCTGATATAACACCCTTGATATTACCCCACACGGTTTCTATAATAAAAAGCACTGCTGGCATGATGAAATCAATGATTGATAGTATCTTATCAAATGCCCATTTAACCACTGTCCACAAGGATTTTACTATCGATTCCCAAATCCCAAAAGCAAACTTAAAGTAACCAATTATAAAGTCAGCTATGTTCTGTACAGCCTTCATAATTTGCTTTCCTTCTTTATCCCAGAAGGATTTCAGTGTCGAAATGATGCCCTGAAAAAATGATACGATTCCATCAATTGCTGGCTTTATAAACTTTGCCACACTACTTAATAAATTTTTGACACCCTCTATGAGCTTGGGAATATTATCCTGAAAGAAACCTACTATTTTATCTATCATAGGTTGGACTGCATCCATAATCGTGTGGAAAACTTGTTTTAGAGTTGCACCTAATTTATGTATAAAGTTTCTGAATGTCTCGGATTTTTTATATAATAATACAAATCCTGCTGTAAGTGCTGCTATTGCTGCTATCACCCATCCCACAGGGTTACTCAGCAATGTCATTGCACCACCCATGCCAACTATTCCTTTCATAGCGACACCTATGGTTGAGGTGATTAACCCAAACGTTTTGATTAGCGTGCCTAATCCCAATAAAACAGGCCCGATTGCTGCTGCAATTCCTGCTAATACAACTATTGTCGTTTTCATTGCTGGGGATAGGTTGTTAATCCAATTGACAGCCTCTCTCACCTTTTCCGATACCTTCATTAAAGCAGGCTGAAGTATCTCGTAGATGGATATACCCAAGTCTTGAATTGCTGACATTGTTTCTTTTAACGACCCTTTTAAATTGTCGTTTACGATATCAGCCATGTCACTAGCTGCACCTTCTGAGTTATCAATTGCACCTGCTAAATCGTTATAATCTTCCTCTGAAGCATTAATAACTGCTAATGCACCCGACATAGCCTCTTTACCGAATAAAGTTGAGGCATATTGTGCTTTTTGTCCCTCATCTAAATCCGCAAATGAGCCACGTAAATCCTGCATAATATCATCAAACGACTTCATTTCTCCATCGCTATCTTTCAGAGATAAGCCTAGTTCATCCATTGCACCCTTCATCTGATCAGTAGGCTTAGCAAGATTGGTCATCATGTTACGCAATGCTGTACCACTTTTAGATCCTTTGATACCAGCATTTGCCATGAGTCCTAGTGCGACCGATGTATCTTCTATGCTATATCCCATAGCCCCTGCAACAGGTGCTACGTTTTTGAAGCTTTCACCCATAATACCTATGTTAGTATTTGCGTTGGATGACGCTGAAGCTAATACATCTGCAAATCTTCCACTGTCTTCTGCTTGTAATCCAAATGCTGAAAGTCCATCAGTTACAATATCTGACACAGATGCTAAATCTTCACCTGATGCAGCCGCTAAGTCCATTACACCCGAGATACCGCCCATCATTTCTTCAGCATCCCAACCTGCCATAGCCATAAAATTCATAGCTTCTGCTGATTCACTCGCACTAAATTGTGTGGTTCTACCCATTTCCCTTGCTTTATCCTTCAAGTTATCCAAGTCTTTACCAGTAGCGCCACTTGTAGCCGCTACCCGACTCATACTAGCCTCATAGTCCAACCCAGTCTTAACTGCCAATCCACCTAACGCAACAATAGGAGCCGTTATTTTCATCGACATAGATTTCCCGACATCCTGCATTTTGCCACCAATAGCCTGCATCTTGTCTCCAATGCCATCTAATGCTGAGCCCACTTTATGCCATTTGGATGCTTGTATCTCTTGTTGCCTTTGAAACTCTTCAAACTCAGATGACAAATTGGATAACTCTCGTCCAGTCTCTTCATACAAGGCTATTTGTTCATTAAGCTTGATTGCTGCTCCTTCAGCCTTTGCAGAGTTTTCTCCATGCTGTTTAACCATTTCCTGATATTCTTTTCTAGCTTGTTCTACTGATTCTTTTTGTAGTTTTTGTCTTTTTGTTAAGCCATCAATCTTAACTCCATATTTCTCAGTAGACTTTTCAGCTCTACCAAATGAAGATAAGTTGGCTCGCATTTCACTGTTAACACTTTTTAACTGTCGATTTATCCCTGTCATGGATTTGTTTACACCAGATGAGTCTAAATCAACCTTGATTATCATATCACCAATAGGGCTTGCCATTTAACGCCCTCCTTTCTTGTGATAAAATAAAAATAGCCACCCAATAAAATTGAGTAGCTACTACTTGCCAAACGCTGCAAATAATGAGCGTTCTTGCACCTCTTCTTTTTCTTCTTGCAGGACATCCATAAAATAAAAGACATCCATCTCGTAAATTTCATGCATTTTATAGCCTCCATCGGTTAGCAAATTCTTAACTAATGCATCAAAAGCTTTTTTCTGCTTAACCCATGAAAAGTCTTCTTCTGTTAAGCTTTCTTCTCCTCGATAAACTTTTTTGTCTGAGCGTTTCCCTCATCTCCGCCCATTACTGAGCCTAGAATACCGGTTAGCTTTGTAAACAAATCTGAAGCATCTGTACCATCAATCAACTCATCACGTGTAAATTGTTTGTTGTATAACTCAACTGCAAAGTCTGCTAGATCATCTACAATTCCACTGTCTACATTTTCCTCACCTAATTTTTCTAATTGGGCACCTAGATCAATTGCTTTTTTAACTAAGCTGCCTTTAACAAAAATAGGATACGGATAATCCTGTGTAATCAATTCGTTCTTTTCTTCATCAATTCCAGTCACCAATGTGAGTGTTTTCTTAGCCATATTTCTTCATACTCCCTTATTTTTTGTAATTATTTTAATAGTGTGTACATTATTGTTTACATTAAGAAAGAGGGCTTTGTAGCCCCCTTGTATCAATCTAGTAAATTGTATTGTTCTTCTGTGTCAAGCTCTACAACTTCTTCAAGTTTGTCCTCATCGCCCTCATCGGGGTTAGGGAGACACCTCAGTCTGAAATAATTTTGCCATGAACTTTTCTTTCAAATCTTCTGCATCGTCCTTAGGAACATCTGCAAAAATCTGGGCAATATCATCAAATTGACGTGCTGAGAATTCACCTTCAATTTCTTCATTTTGAAACTCAGTTGTATCTTCTTTTGTAGCCCCTTCTGTTCCCGGAAGAGTAAACATTCCTTTTGTCAATCCAACGAATTCAGATGATCCATCAGCTTTAGTTTGCTCAAGCGCAATTGCCACGTATGGAGCTGTTACATTTGATTTTTGAATGGTTAATCCGTCCTCTTCTTCCAGTCCCAGTAATTCCTGTTTAACTGACAGTGGAAGTGAATGGAATCCCATGTTTAGAGTTGTTACCCCAGTCGATGTAACCATTTCTGCTACAGTATTATCTCCATAAGCCTTTACAATTTCTTGCTCAGTCTCAATTCCAATTGATTGGACATATTGAACGTATTTAGGCTCACCGTATGTAACACCATCTTTGCTGTCACTATTTTGGATAGCGTATGTAAATCCTTTAATTCCAACTTTACCTGAATACTTATTTTTCTCTTTAGCCATTATTAAATCATTCCTTCTCATTTTAATTTTTTACATAAAAAAGACTCACCCGATTGAGTGAATCCTTCTTTTACATATCTTCATTTATCATTATTTTTCCTTCGTATCGTCTGCCATCTCTAAGCATTGCTGTATCAATATCAAACTCAAATATCGGAGTTGATTGCCGGAAGTTAAGTCCCTTCATTATCCTGTTAATGTGCTGTGCAATAATGAATGGACTACCTTCGTTCCACACATCAATCTGTATCGTATAGTCCCATGCTAATTGCTCATTGTCAGCATAATTGTTAGGTAGCATATTGATCATTGTGATACGAACAATAGGTGACTTCTCCTGAAACTCTTCCGGTATGTGATATTGAAATACATGATCTGCTGGTAATAACTCTTTCAACTGTTCATCGTTGACGATTAGCTGATATACCTCTGTTCCTATATCTCTTAAATACATCTGTTCACTCATCTAAGCACCTTCTTAACTTCAGCTATCATAGCTTTTTGAACATCTTTAGCAGTGGTTTGTACAGTTTTTGTCATGAATCCGTATGGCGATTGCTTAATTGTCCCAAACTCCACAAAGTGAACACGATAACTTGTACTCTTTGGAAAGCCTACAGCAACATAAGATTGCATAGTATATCTATCTGTTCTGTTGTTACTTATAGATACCGTATCCTTCAAAAATGGCAACTTTGATTCTGTTATTCCACTTCTTGGCACAGTCTTCTCCAACTCTGCCGCAACTATCTTAGCACCAGCTGTGTTAGCTTTTAAACCTGCTTTACGTATATCGGCTTCCTTCTTAGCTAAAGCTGCTATAATCTCATTAACTCCTGTAATTTTTACGCTCATACATCCACCGCCTCTGCTACGACAACTGTAAAATTACTGTTACCATAACTAGGCATTATAGACACAATATTATGGAATTTGTTGTTATACTTAACCTGCATTTTGTTATCAATTCCATCATAATCACGAATAAATATCTTGATATGATGTTGTGTATTGTTGCTGATAGCAGTTTGGTAATCCTTTAAACTAACAGTTTCTATATGTGCCCAACATTGATAAAATTTAACTGGTTTAGGCTTAGACGGCATACCATTTTCTGAGGTTGATTTCATTTTGTAGAATGTTACTGGAGTTTTTAACTTAGAGTAATCAAACTTCATCTTCTGTCACCTCTAAAAATACCTTAGAGTCGCCACGTAGTTTCTGGATTGCATCTAATACACCATAAGGCATTTCAATGTGCCTCTTGTCTGATATAGTTAACCTGTTTTCATAGTAGAAGCTAGTCAGCATGATAACAGCCTTTTGAAATTGCTTATTAGACTCTAAATAGTCTGTGTCAATGTCTTCAGAGGTTGATACAGAGGATAGCACAGTGTCTTTAGACCATTCCATATACATTTGTACTAATTCATCTTCGAGATCATGACTAAGCCTTAGATGTGTCTTAATCATTGCTAAATCCATCAATCACATCCTCTCCTTTCATAACACTAATAAGCCACCTAATGATAGATGGCTACTGTGTTTCAATGTGATAGATTATTTACTTGCTGGTTCTTCTGGCTCTTGTTCAACTGGTGCAGAGAAGTCAATTACAATTGCAGCCTCTTTATCAGCAATACGACAATCTTGACGTACAGATACCATTACACCTGTTCCAAAATGCATATAATCTTCCCATTTAGCTTGATATTGGCTACGTTCAAACAAGGTAATACCAGATTTCAAATCACCAACAATGACAGGGTGCTTGTCTGCTTTAGACTTCAAAACTTTATCGCTGATGACCTCGACTGGTGCGCCTAGCAATTGCTTTCCAGATGGTGCAGAGATATTGTCTTGTAGTAAATACCTTCCATTTCGGTCTGTAAGCTTGTCGATCTCGTTATAAGCTGATTGGTTCATGATAGCAACCGTATTAGTATAGTTAGGTGATACTTGTAAATTAAGTACATCCTTAATTCCATCTACACCTTCAGCAGACACACGTTTGAACTTAACATTTGTTCCGCCTTCACCTTGTGTTCCTTTTTCAATTGCATCTAAAATAGCTTTGTTTCGAGTAGCTGCAACTAGTTTACCGATATACTCATTCAACTCAGCAAGCACGTTAACTGCTGCATCTTCGATTAATTCTTGAGAAACTCTAAAGAATCCACGATGTGTTTTAATGTCGTATGCCAATTCAAAATACGGAGATACAGCAAGTTTTGGGTTCTCTTGTAGCTCTTCTACTGTCGGTAAACCTTGAACCGCTCCCTCACGAATAACTGGATACTTACCAGCGCCATTTCCAACTGGCTTAACATTGACGTATTTATCTAAGTTAAACTCTGCTTGTTTAATTTTTAGGATGTTGTTAACCACTTCCTCTGGTACAACAACATAGCCTGAGTCAGTTTTTAAATTGTCACCATCAATTTCACGTGTCTCTACAAAATTTTGAAACGCTCGTACTTCCTCACTTACTTCATTATTACCACCTAAAATTTGTCGATTTTCCATTCTTTCTTCTCCACCTTCGTTAGTATTTGTTTCATCTGTTTGTTCATCATCTTGTTCCTCTTGTTCGTCCTCGTCTTTATCTGCTTCTAACTCTTCAACTTTGGTAGTCAATTCATCCAAATCAGTGCGAATCTTATCTACCTCTGCCTTTAATTCTTTAGCTTTGTCAACATCACCAGCCTCAATAGCTTCCTCAGTTTCATCACGTTTCTCGTTAAATAGGGAACGTGTTTCTTTTAATTTAATTTTTGCATCTAGCAAATCCATTTTTGTATCTCCTTCTTGGTAAATTTGGACATAAAAAAACAACCTACTTGTCGTAAGTTGATTTGAGTAAATCCATCTGTAATTTTAGTAATTCTAAATCTTTGTTACGTTGTTCCTGTTGTTTCTGTTTTTCTTTAAATTGCTCATAGCTTCTACAACTAACCTCACTACTTTCATAAGCAGGCATAGGGGTAACTGTAATTTCCATGAGATCAACATCTAACAGTGTCCTGTAGTCATGCCCATCCTTGGTTGTCCATTCATCTTTGTTAACTCTAAAGCCAAATGAACAGCCTCTAATCTCACCTGAGCGAATCAATTCAGCAACATCTTTTGCGTATGATATGTTTAAATTTGGCTGTAATTGGAATCGTAATCCAGTCTCATCTGTAGATAGCTTCAAACTCTCATTTCTTGTTGATCCAAGTATCTTATCTGCATCATGATTGTATAAAGCAAATATATTATTGCCTGATTCAAGTGAGCTATTAAATGCATCTCTATGTACAGTCTCATAAAATCCCATGAATTGTGAGCGTTCATTAAACTTGCTGACATAACCTTCAAAAATAGTAGGCTTATCATCTTCTTGCTTAACCCTTAGCTCATCAACGTTTAACTGTCTAATCTCTTTCTCCATCATCGTCACCTCCTTCCAAGCCATCATCTTCTGTTGGCTTACTTATTGGAAGGTTCGTTGCCTTTGCCATTTGGTAATCTTCGAGGTTGTCCAATGTCGTATAATTCAAGCTGACAAAATGCTTGTCTCCCATTCCATCTGGTAATGCTTCCTTACCAAACTCGGCACGTGCATCGTCAAGACTAAATATTCCAGTTTCAACTAGTGTCTTAGTATTCTTGACCTTAGTCTCAGAGTCAATTTGCTTATAGTTGTCAGTATTAAATCTATACCTCACTACATCTAGCATATTGTCTGGAATCAATTTGAAAGCTATCTCATTTACAATACTTTCTAAATATGGGGACAGTGTACTTACCAGATAATCCATAGACATTTGTTCTGTGTTCATATTAGCGGTCTCTAATCCAAATTTGTGCCGGGGGATCTTAAATACCTTAGCCACTTGCATTGTGGAGTGGTTCGATGTGTTAATCAGTTTGAGGATTTCAGTATCAATTTCAATTGGCTCATACTCCATGGTTTCATCTAATACGACAACTTTATGTGCCTGATCTGTACCACTGTTAGTCTTCTGCCATTCTTCCTTAAGTTTCTCTCTAGCTTCTACAGACAATTTTCCACCTTTATAGATAAGTTTTCCACCATTTTGAGTACCATTTTTAAAGAAGTTGGATAAGAATTTCTTACTATTCCTCTGAGTATCCATGTCATCTTTCAATGCACATAGTGGACTAATACCTTTTATCCCATCGAGCGTGAAGAATTTTATGTGAAGTATATCCGTAGATGGTAAACGTCTTGTCTTGCTTCCATTACGTATCTCGTACACCAACTTATATTTAGTGGATTCATCTTGTTTGTAGCTTATCTCACTATTCTTAACATGATATAACTCAACAATATTACCCTTTTCATCTCGCACAACCTCTGCAAAAGATTCGCCATTCAATAAGCTGTTAGCTACCAATATAAACTTAAATTGATACCCACTATAGTAAGGGTTAGGCTTAATATTGATCAGCTTGGATAGGTTATCTGTAGGATCATTGACATTGTTTACATGCTTCTGAATAGATAGGCTTGCGATATCACTTGCAACCATATGCACAGCTGTAAACACGTCACTATTCTCAATTGCTTTAGCTGAAGTATAACTACCACTCGACAAGCCCACAAAGTTCGGCAATGTGCTTATTAACACTTCTTTCTCTTCTTCTGTGTAGCTACGTGTTTCTTTTTGATTGAATATTCTCATTTACGTTATTCACCTCCTCACGTCACCCTCTTTGCTCATTACTCAGGATTAATGCGACTAGTATTAGTGCAATACCTGCAGCAACTAATCCATATATTGTAGATACTAAAAACACTGCATACACGATTGACCCTAATCCAATTAAAAATAATATCGCTATTAAATTTGACAGCACAAAAAGACCGATTGCTTTTAATCCGTCTGTTACCCTTTGTATATTCAATTTGTCACCTTCTTTAAAATCCAAAGTCATCTGAAAGTATATATTCTTCCATATCTCTGCTGTTGTCGTATTCATGAAACATAGCCTGACTATATGCTGTAACAAGCGCTACAATTGGATCAATCTTTTCCCTTGCCTTATCTTTAACAAGCATAATATTAGCGTTGTTATCGTACTTTACGATTGCATTATTAACTGCAATATTTAAGTTAGGGTTGTTGTTATGTAAGATATTTTTCTCGTAAACTTCTAACCTAAACTGTTTAATTGGCTCAGACAGATTCTTAAATCCTTGTCCAACTTCGACAAATGGTAAGTCCATATGTCCGTATCTCTTTTCAAACTCAGCTAGGAATACATCTGATCCCCAGTTGTCATACATAACACCTTTTACATTGAGATTATTTTCTTTGATGTGATTGACAATGAAGTCCATGATAAGTGAATAATTAATGATTCCACTCTCCAAGTCAGTTATTGTTGCATATCCTTTGTTGGCCAGCATCTGATAATCAATCTTATCTCGCATCGACTTGTTTTCTAGCCCACCCTTTGTTCCAACAAATGAGTGATTGTCCACGTATAGCTTATTATCATCTGTAGGATAAAGCATACTTACTGCCGCGAGGTCATTCGCCCTTGCCAAGTCAATTCCAAAATACACATCTTTACCTTGTATATTTATTGGCTGATCCACTTTACACGCTTCCCAATCAGCAACGTCAATGTAGCTATTGACTGAGCCTTTCACGTATAAATTTAGGTTTTTAATTCTAAATTCTAATGTGTCATTCTTTGCTTGTGCCTCTGTTAATTGTTGTTTAAGATTTTTTAACATCTTATTTTTCAGCTCAGGTAGCTCTAACAACGGATTACTTTTTATCCATGTATCTGGATCATTTATTTCATCTTCACTATCTTGCATGGCAACGTAGCTAAAGTAGTTGTCATTTACCTCATCACCATTTGCAATATCAATCGCATACTTTCGCTCAACATAAAATGGTGCATTGATATCATATCCGGCTGTACTTATAATTACGATTAGTGGATTGTCTAACTGTATCTGTGAGGACTCAATAACATCTAGTAGCCTAGTTGTTGGGGATGCTGCATACTCATCTATAATACCAAATGATACCTCGTTACCGTCCATGGTGCTGTAATCTGCACTAGTGGGCTTGATGATTGAGTATGAGGGGTTATGTGTGATTTCATTCCTAACCTGTCGTATTTCTTTTCTAATCGCAGGGGATTTACTCATTAGTGCATCCACCTGTTGCTTAACCATTTTAAATAAAATCATGGATTGTTCTCTTGAGTTGGATGACAGGAATATCTGTCTATTAATGGAAGGACTTTCACCTGCTATCAATTCAAAAATAGCCATTCCTGCGTTGATTAGTGTCTTCCCTTGCTTCCTGCTGAGTGATATTGTAGCTTTATTAAACCTACGGTAACCTGTATCTTCTTGATACCAACCGTATATAGATCCTATAATAAACTTCTGAAAAGGTGCTAATGATAAATTCTTGCCTGTTGTGGTATTTGGTAACATTTCAATAAAGGTTAATATCCTATTAGCCTTTTCATAATCCCAGTAATAACCTTTTAAGTTGTCCAAGTCATTAAGATGCCTTTTGCAAGCTGCAATAACTGACTTACCAGCTAATGTGTCACCATTGACTATTGACTTCGCATATTCAGTTGTGTGATCAATATTCTTCATTTAATTCACCCGATTCTTTTATCCTCCTTTTAAAACCTTCATGAACTCATCCTCTTCTTCCCCTGATTCCGGCACGACCATTTGTAAGCGTGAGTTAACAGTCATACCTAACTGTCCACACAACGCTCTGAGCTCCTTTTGTACACCTAACATTGCGTTCCATGATGGATTAAGTTTTCTACTGGTTTCAATTCCGTCTTTATCCTTGTAAACGATAACCTGACCATTTTTATTTAGATCATTGTTGAGTTGTCTCCAGTGACAATATAACTGACAATAAGAAGCAACTAAGGTTAAATCTAAATCAGCAATTGGTAATTCTTGAATCAGTGGAATAACACGTTTCCATTCAATCTTAGCCATGTATGGAAGATAGTGTGGAGGATTAGTCTGTATTTTATCAAAGTCGTCTAGTCTGGCTTCTTCAGCTTTTCGTTGAGCGATTTCAGCTTTAGTCAGATGACTCGATTCTATAGTTTCATCTGTGGTTAATTTTCTTGGTCTACCCCTTCCCATAATTTCACCTACTTTTTTTACATTTTGTTTGTTTGATTATGTACAGAAAATAACAATTAAATTTTAATTGATAATGCTATGAGAATAGATACTTTTAGGGACAAATTAACATGTAATTTTTAGAAGGTTGATATGGCAGGCTTTGTAGACCGTGAAACACTTATTTTTCCGAGGAAAATGAAAAGAAAACTTCGCATCGTATAATTTTAATTTTAAATCGGTCGGGTTGAAACAGATGGAGGGACTTATTTTCCCATAGATACTACATAATACAATTTTCATTTTTACTGTTTCACTATTTTCACCCATCTGTATCATTATATATTACAACAGATTTTTCCTGTATCACCTTGTCTATAATCACCCAAACGTCACCAAATTCATTTACAGACTCACACAGATGTTTACCTACATTCACATACAATCTACTACTCTTTAACCTTACCACGTCTATCTGTGTGATCCGTTTTTCATCTATGTTCTAACTGTACTTACTATTCTCTATCCATCTCACTATGTATCTTGTTATGACATTCATTACACAACGGCATTAGGTTATCCATATCCAACTTCAAGTCTGGTCTATCCTTCACTGTCTGAATGTGGTGAACCATAACAGCTGTAGTAACTATGCTATCATCATCACATCTAACACACTGGAAGCCTGTCTTAAGCATTGCTTGATACCTAGTTTTTCTCCAGTCAGACGAAGAATAGAAGCTCACATACTCCCTGTCATACTGTCTCCTATGCTTATTGTATTGCTTATGATTATCATTCCTATGCTCATCGCAGTATCTCTTATCATAGTCAATCAGTGTACGACACCCAGCCTTGGCACATCTCTTCTGTGGTCTCATCTATACCTTCTCATTACTAACCATATGATCACAGCAACAATAAGGATAGGCACAGTAACATACATAATTAGTACCCAACCTATTGCAACCATTACCTCAGCCATCTATCTCAACACCCTGTACTCAATATCATCTGTTCCATATATCTCACGATTGAGATGATCATACTCCTCAATCAACACATCAACCTTCTCACTAATCTCATTCAGCTTATCCATCATCTGTTCCATTGTTACTTCCTTACTCATCTTCCCATCTCCTCTCAATCATTATGCAAATGTTTCGACTTCTCAAATCGCTTCCTTAGCTTCTTCATCTTCTTATTCAAACTTCTCTTTGCCAATTTAATTTGAGCAAACTGTTTCTTACTCTCAGCTGTACTCCTTGCCTTGGCAACTTTATCCAACATCTTCTTAATCACTCTCTGCTGCTTCCTGATCTCTGGATCAGTTACAACACCTGTATATTTCTCACCGCAATGTGTACATCTGAAATAAGTTTCCTCTACGCCCTCTGCATATTCTTTAACATGTAGCTCAATAACAAACTCATTCTCACACACATCACATACCGTCACATTATCTTTCACAGCAAATCATCCCAAGCATTCGCATCAAACTTGTCCACTGTCTTCTTTAGCGTCTGCCAGCTGCCAATAACGACAAGAGTAGGATAAACCAATCCCAGTATCATCAACGCTCCTACAACACTCGCTGCAATCACATAGCTTATACTTATTCCAAATAGCACATTAATCAAAAACACTATGCCTAACGCTATTCCTTCTGCTACTGCTAATCGTATTATCCAATGTATAAATCCTGCGATTAAAAGTAATATCATTGCTTCACCTTCATTTCTTCCAGCTCCTCTATATTCTCCCGGATCATTTTCTTGTCTGCTTGATACTTTTTGTTACTAAATGTATTGATCATAAAATTAATAAATGATTTCATTATTCATTCCCCTTCAATTAAATTTGTTCGTTATAAAGTTTATTCACCGTGTGAGCAATCGTCATTTTCGTTCGTTATATAAAACAAAATATAATATAAAAAGACACCCACAAATTATGTAAGTGTCTTTCCATTGATATATCCCTTTTTCGCCTTTACTGATTACATTTCATAATCATCAACATCATCCACTTTATATAAGTCTAAATGATTACTCCGAATTTCCTTTGTAGGAACATTGAATATTTCATCAACCTGCTCATCAGTAAGAATTTTGTTTTCCTTTAATGTATCAATTAATTTTCCTATTACTATCTTCTGTTTTACATAATCTTTTATCAAGTTAGGTTGCACTTCTTTATGCAGATATAATGCTGGTTTTTCCTCCTCATCTACTCTTTGATCTACTAAAGCAACATGGATTTTATAATACTCTTCATGCTCTGAATATCCGATGATTCCAAACCTCATTGTAAAATCATCATTATTTATGCGCACTTGAAAATATTTCTCAGATCTTGAATCATTTTCTAAGACGTATTCCTTGAATTTTTCAAATTCTCCATGAGAAGCTTTATAATTAAAGATGTATAATAAGGCATCATCTTCTTTAAAAGCATTATACGGTTTAATGTCAAAATCTCCAAACTTTATGCTTTTAATTTCCATAAGTCTAACACCCTTCATTAAATATTTACTCACACTTTCAATATTCGACAAGGCATGACTATACTCCTGCTTTTTCTATGTAATACTATGTAACTATTTAATGTACTCCTCAACTATCCTATCCTGCCACTCAAAATCAAATGTACTAACCAAAATGTACTAACCTCTTCACCATTCCACATGACTTCCTCACCATTACCTGTTTGCTTCGCCATTTGTTACCTCGCCTCATTCTGTGCATAATAAAAAGACACTCACAATTAAGTAAGTGTCAAAATAACTATTTCCTATTTGGTTTTACTTTACATCGGTTCTTCAGCAAGTTTAACTAAATCCAGTTTTTTGTATTTTTCTTGTGATTCAATTGGCTCTGTGGAATAAACATAACTAATGAAATCATTCCAATTTAGATACTTGGTGTCTTCAATAACCTTATCTAAAATTTCTACTTGTTCTATATTCAATCTCACGTTATCGACTGAGTAATCAGCATACCCCTTATCAAACTCAATCGTTTCTTTAGGACTCCCAAACGCTGAAAATCCTTTCTTTATATTTATTTTTTTATCCTTTAAAGCAACTTGATAAACATCTGGGACATAAGGGCCGTAATGGTCAAAATACCAATTAATTTTAGTTATCTGTTTTCCGCACCTCTTAGCACTTTCCCAGTCAGCCAAATAAATCATTTTTGTAAGTCTTGTTTTAGATAATTCATCTTTATAAGGATAGTTTATTAAGAAATAATAAATAACTTCTTTAATCTTTGCCATTTTCATCACCCTTTCCCTAGAGGTAGATTGATTTCAATTGATTCAATTAGAAGCTTTCCAAACTGATCATTTAAAATTTGATCCACTTTGTCTTTTTTATCACCAAGTGAATATTTCGTGGTTTCAACGACAATCACCGCAAATGCGATACCTTTTGTATCAAAAATTTTTTTACAATAATAGCATCTACTTTTCATAGGCATTTCTCTCAATACACCTTTTTTAATATCAGCCTTTTTAGACACTTGAGTAATGTATCTTTCTGGTTTTTTGTCATAGATAGGAAGCCTTTCAACATACACATAATCTTCCCGCCAACATTGACCAATAAACCCTTCATCTTTAGGATATGCTGACCTACCCTTTTTTGCAAATTCAACATTATCTGAGTGTCTGCCAATATTTATAAACTGGTCATCATGATATCTATAAATGGTAATCCTATCTTTAGAATTAAGACCAATATCTTGAAACATGTGCTTTACAATCCGGGTCGGGACAGACTGTAGATTCGCTTCAAGAGTATCCCGTTGATTTTCAATTCGATCCAATTGACTTTCAAGTTCAGAGTGTCCCAAGATATTCTTATTGGATTGTAACCATCCAATTAATACCAAAAGAATAACAAGAGCAATAAGATAACCGCTTCCATCTAAATACTCATTTATACTAGGAAATGTAATGACGACAGGGATAAGTAGACTTATAATACTTCCCCAGGTTTTTCTCCACTCCCTAAGCGCTTTCCAACCAACACTCCAATACTTCTTAATAAACCCGAAAAACGAATGCATTAACACTAATCCCCCTGATAATGTGTAGTAAAGTTTAACCATTTATTTTCATTATACTACAAAATACTAAAAACAGTAATAAACTCTACTACCAAGGAGATCGCTTTTCCCCAATCCCTTTTATGTATGTATCAATTAACTAGCAGACTTCAACATCCTTATGTGAATTTCCCAATACAACATCCTGAATAGCTCTCGAATGCATACCCAGCTCACTTGCCCACTTGTTGTAAAAAGCACCTTTTGTACCTTCCCAATCTGCAAAATCAGTCTTAATAGCAATCACATCATCTTTAGTCAATCGCTTAGTGCTTCTGTTAGCCAATGTCTGCTTAGTTTTCGGACACTGATATTGCTGAGCCCTAGTCACTAGAGCCAAATTTAATACTGAGTTGTTTGATGTTACATTGTCTATATGATGCACTTCTAATCCCTTAGCTCTCCAAGCCGACTTGTCACAGCCCATGTAAGCCATCATTATAATGTTGTGTACGCTGATCCTTACAGATTCACCAAAATCACTGGAAATGGTAGCATAACAATATCCCAGACTATTCGGATTAGCTCTCAACCAAAACTCCTTCTTATTATTCCATATTCTGCCTGCCTCCAAGTCTACATAATAATTACTGTGTCCCGGCACTGGATATAGTTCCGCTCCATCTACTGTGATTAAATCATCTCTAAATTTTTCTACTTCTGCTGTTTTCTCGTTCATTTTCTTATCTCCTTAAATTTTTTTAGTCAACAAAAAAGCAACCAACAAAAGGGGATAATGTTAGTTGCCAATTTATTGACTATTAAATTTGGGGAAATCTTGCGTAGTGTGTTACGGGGAAATATTGATTTAAATATTCATGGAGGAATATATATAAAATCAATAAAGAAAAAATATATTTAAAGGAATCGGCTGGCAACAATGCTCATCAATGTCAGCGTTCGCCGATCCTTTTATAAACTATGTTAAATGTATATTACAGTTTACCCTTGACTATTGTATATACATTATGTTATGATAAAAATGGATATTATTATGTAATTTTAAAAAGAAATAATAAAATAAAGGAGCAGATGAATTAATCACCCACTCCTTTCATAAGGAAAAGTCATCTACTTTGCTCTTTGGCATTCAATGCTGCAACAAATTGGTATACACTTGCATTCCAGTTCCCTATCATATGGAAACTTTCAACAATCCTACTTTTTGCCCATAAATACTATCAAATCATGCAATCTCAGAAAATATTAAGTTAATGTTTTCTTTCCCATCATCTTTGAATGCTTTCAAGAATGTTTCTTTCTGTGTCACAAACAGTACATTCATGAGTCTTACAGTTACATTTGACCTATTCTTTTTAATCATACTACTCAATACCGAGAACATTGTATTCTCATTGACTTTCATTTTCTCAATAAAATACTCATAATACTTAACAGTGTCGTCTAATGCCTCAAACCTTTCTTCTTTATCCTCTTCAGATAAATGGATCTCACTAATTTTCTTGTTCATCTTTTCCACATAATCTATAATGTTTTTCTGCTGAGTCCTGTTACCCTTTTGAGCATTCTTTTTAACCAACAGATCAATCAGATTAATATTTTCTCTACGCTTAGCATCGGGTAAGCCAGTCATCATCTCACCCAAATAATCCATTGGACAATCATACAATTCAACTCGACTATTGATCGTCTTACTTTGACTGATAAACTTAAAGAATGCAGGCTTATTCTTCCTCATATCTGCAACCTTTTCCACATACGCAATCTCTTTTCCAATATCCAAGTTGTACATTTTCTTAGCCAAGTCAATAGCGATTCCACTTAACACCGTCATAACATCAACCTTGCCCATTAAATCAACCACGTCATCTTTACTACTCCCATTTGCTAATCCATCCCAGTATAATGACATCAATTCTTGCCCTAAGTTGACCACTCGGCCTATGTATTTTTGGCTTAATGAAAGTTGGTTATCGATAACAACCATATCAACCTTGCTCAATGTATAAGTCTTTTTCTCACTGTCTACCTCATTTATACATACTGGGTACTGTAGGCAACTCTTAGCCACACTGAGTAACCTTTTATCATCAACTAACATAACCGTATCACTATCATAGTCCGCACCGCTTAGCGTGTCTTGTATAGCGAATCTAACAGCATTGACCACAACAATATTCTTGCTTAAGTTGAAATATTTGTCTATATCTTCATTAGCCACATTCTCAGCTACTAGCACGTTTGATGGGCTAGTATGAGGATTCCTGAAGCCAACTATTTCTTTATCATAATCGAATAGTTTAGTATGTATCTGATTGTCATTTAGAGCTAACCCTGAGCTGTTTACATCAAACTTCTTAATACTATGCTTCAACATCTCCATTGGATTGCCCAACATCACACAGTAGTCTCCATTCAGCCTTAACTTACCTTTCTTTACATGAGTAACATGCCTGTTAATCTCAGCTTTCCTGAAGTCTCTAAACACCTTAGTATTAACGATCTTCTTATTGACAGCAACCAGATCCACAAACATCTTATTGCTATTAACTTCATTTATCCCTTTGCTAATATGCTCAATAAATTTATCATCATCATTCTTTAATCCATCTATGTAGTCCTTTTCAAACTGACTCAAATTAGCAACATCATCCTTGCTCAGGGGCATACTGTTAAGCATTTGGTAGCTAGTCTGCTGTAACACATTACCTTCCGCATCATAGCCTCTAGTGCTTTCTGATTCAGTTTTACAGACTCCAAATATGCTTCCTTCAAACTCAACTAATTCCTTCCAGTAATTCCACATGTCCTGCTCAGAGCCAATCACATCAGCAAATTTTAATGCTTTAATGGAAGAAGGAGTTGTTATCATATGGATAGATGATGCCAATATAGTATCCCCGTACATATCTTCTATTTCCCACTCATCAAAGTTGATCCCTTCTGGACAATTATCTTTAAGAAACTGTTGAATATTAGTGTTAAATGCTGCTGACTTCATCATATGATTTCTAAGCAATATCATACTTTTACCTTCTGGAAAATACTCAGATTCCAACAATGATTCTCCATCAAATAAACTATTACTCATCTCTGCATTATCGTCAGTCACACTATCTAAATATCCATTGCTTCCAGCTTTAACTACATTTGCCTTTTGAGTAAATTTGCTGTCCACATCATCAACCAACAAAATATGCTTAGGATTGATTTTAACCGTGCCCTCAATGCTACTACCTACTAATGACTCATAAGCTAACAGACTAGCCAAATCAACCTCCTGATCTTCTGCGAATGGCAAATACATTCTGCTCCAATCAATCATCTCATCGTGTAGCTCTTTGCGGATAAATAAACACTGGCCTGTTCTACTTTTAGATGATGACCGTTTGTACACAACATATTGTACACCATCCAACATAAAGCCATTTAGATACATTTCCTGCCTTAATTCATCATTGCTAAGTTGATTCCATTTGTCTTCATGTAACTCTTGTCTAATCGCTTGCATGCTGTCCTCTAAGTATATCTGATAAGCTTCTTCTTGATCGGTTAGTTCGCTATGTACGGTTAACTCATCTATTTTATTTTCATAGATATTGATTATCTCAGTGCCCGACTTTACTTTTTGATTAAATTTAACGTTGATTATGTCATCGCTGAGTATCTTAGAATTAGTCTTTGTGCTGCTTGTAGTTAATCCTACTTTATGTAATTTAATTAATTCTAAGCTATATGGAATCATACCCACGTATGATGGATCAATTTTAGTTGATCGTGTGGTATGAGTATAGATTGAAGCTGCCTCGATTGATTGAATATATACGTTTTGATTGATATTGTTAGCCATGATTAAATTTCCCCTTTTTAGTTTGTTAGTTTAGTTTTTTATGTAATGCTTAAAGTTTGACTTTGACTGACCTTGACCTTTTATGTATGTCTACTCCTAACCCAATTACCCAAATGCCCTTCTAGCTTCTTCCTCTGGACTTATCTTCTTCTCACCAATTGCCAACTTCTTAACTTTTGGTTGCATAACTTCTTCCTGAGCATCATCGTCAAAATCCTTCAATCCCATCAAGTCCACATGACAATATAAGTTGATTTCCTGCCTGTTGATCTCTTCATACTTACCTCGGATAACCTCGATAACTCCGTTTTTCTCAGCATCATTGAGCTTGTTTGACGCTGTTTTGTCACTCACATTGAGTAACCTTCCCCATCTGTTGTAACTAGCCTTAAATCCCTCTGAGAAGGCTGTAAATCGTTTTGATATTATGTAAATGAATACCTCATCAGGATTACTCAAGAATCGAAATTCATTGTAATAAAGTGGTTCATACTTGTTATCTAACGCTTCGTGATTGATTTCCAATGTAAGAAATGTATTATTTTTAATGTCATCTATCTGAATACCATCATCGACAATCAGCAGATAATCTTTTCTCATTAGTTCAGTGAGCGCCTTTTTAATGTGATTCTTATTGTTATTATCCTTTGTGGCAAACCTGAATGGTGACATGTAATTAATCATATCAACGCTAGTAGGCATCATTCTGTCATCATCTGAAGTAGCATTAATACAAAGCAGCGCATAGATGTATAGCTCGCTCGGTGTTAGTTTAATATCTGACTTGTCATCAATCATCGAGTTGTAAATTTTAATATGTAGCTTGTCTGAATAGTTTCTTTGTAGCATGTTAATTCCTCCGCATAGTTTAATAGTATAGTTTGAGTTAATCGTTCACACGTCCAGTCCCCAACGGGGCTGGCGTAATCTTATCTGTATATATAGTCTTATCTGTAACAAAGGTCTTATCTGTAATCTATGTAAATCGGGTAACTTTTTTTACCCTAATTCCGAACCAGTTAGAAATTACGGTAATTATTGTTACCCATATTCCGAACCCCTCGGAATTAGAGTAACTTTTGTTACCCATTTTTCTGACCCTTATATTCTGCTAGTTTCCTGTTGAGGGAATCCGACCGGTAAAATAATGAAAACATTTTGTTGTTCTTAGGCTCTCTGGCAATTGTTATGTAATTGAAATTATTTTCTTCCGTAAGATATCTAAATAAACTTGAGTTGTAGCAAAACAAAAATTGTTTATTATCCATCTCATTCCATCTCCTTTTTTAAATTTATACCTCTCTAATATATAGAGACAATTGGTGACCAATTATTTCCATTATTATTTGCAATTTATATCCCCTCAATATATAGAGAGACTTTGTGGGCGATTAATTCCTTCTTTTCGCCGAAGCTTCACGCCGACTTATTTTTAATACTTTTTCTCCAATCGTCATACATTTCTTTATATTTTTGCTGTAATCTTGCATTGCCTCCATGATCAGGATGAAGAACTTTCATTAAGTTGCGAAACTCTTTTTTCACCTCATCGTTTGATGCTGTAGAAGACAATCCCAACTCTTCACGGTAGTTGACTATAGATGATGTAGATGTGTTCCCAAATAAACTACTCCAATCAAAGTTTGAGTTATTACTATTCGATTGGTTTGTCTTCTTCCTACTACTTTGTTCAATCACTTGTTCAAATTCGTCTAGAATACTATCAATCTCATTTGTTGTTTTTGCACTGCCTATTTTAGAATGAAAACTATCGTCATCATAAAAGCTTACTTTATCAAAGAAACTGGACTGCTCGTTTTTCCACTGTAACTGGTTGAGCCTATTTATCTGTTTTCCGTTAATCGGTGTATAATTTATGTAACGCTGATAAAAAGAATCGATATCAGAAAAGGTGACTTTAAATTTACTGCTTAGTTCAATATCCTCTATTTGCTTTTGCTTCTCTTTGGTAAATTTGGAAAGCCAGTAAGCAATGTTTAAGTGGTCGTAAAACTTTAAGTCTCTTAATTTACCGTAAAGTTTTCGGTTAATATTATCCAGTTGCTGTGTAAAATTGTCGTTTTCGTCTTCTACTTGATTCAAGTGATCAATGTGAGCTTGATATTCGTCGTACATTTCTTGTTTATCTTCTTCACCTTCAATTGATTCAGGTTCAATTGATTCAGCCTCAACTGATTTTATTGCTGCCTCCAGTGCTTCGTTGCTAAGTTGACGCTTAGTCTGACGGATCTCCTTAACAGTCATATCAACTGGCTTTTTAATCTTTCCATTTGAAAGAGAGTACTCCTTTTCCCTCTCCTCTTCTGACATCGTAGAGATTTCGTATAATGCTGACATCCCCAAATCGTTCAACGTTGAACGGTTCTCCCATAATTCAGTGGATATGTGTATGTATTTTCTAGCATAGCTATCGTTCATTTTAATGTTTTCTAACCACTTGCCCCATTCCCCATGAGCAAGATCATTTTCTTTAACATGTTTTAGGCGTTTACCAATTTCAAATATGGATTGACCAATATTTTGTTGGTAATTTTTAATCTCCGCTGTGATGACGTTCAAATCATCTGATAATGTCAATTCGTTCATCGCTTAATCTCCCCTTTGATTATGTATAATAAGTATGGGACAGCTGTTAACTGCCCCCTGTGAATCCTAGATTAAATCCTTCGGTTGTGCTGCCTGTATTTCCACAACATCATCACGCTCACGCTTCTTTATCGTAACCTCAAGATAACAATCCTCAAGCATAGCCTCACCAATGTTCATAGTAGGCCTGTCATTGTTCACTAAGTGGTACAGTAAGTCCTCCTGTAAATCCTCCTTATGCACGAGCTCATGGAATGCTTCAATCTGTTCCTCAAGCGCCTTAATATAATCTGCCGCTGAATCAAAATTAAATCCGTTAACTGTAAACATTTTACATTTCCCCTTTTTAAAATTTTATTTTAGAAATATGCTTAAATGTGCTTGACAATAGATAACAAATGTTATAACATAATAACTGGATCAAGTTAGATTAAAATGCTATACTTATGCACAAATTTAAATATACTTCTATATACATTATATAACATTTTGATAGATTAGACAACCTAGTTTTCAAACTATTTTTCTGATTGGTACATTTTCCCCATTAACACTGACAAATTAAATTTTATATGTCGTCGAATGATTGCCAGTCGGTTTGATGTATGTCTAACACTTCTGTGCTATGGCTCAGGCCATCTACTGTGGTTAGTTTTAAGCTACCTGTGAGACCATCCGAGTCCAACATAGACTGAATGTATCGAATAGACTCAGGACTGCTCAAAGCCACCGATAATGTAATCTCACCGCAATATTTAGTGCCAGTTTTGCTGATAGTTGGATTTGTTATTGCTGTTGTCATTGTCGTATCCCCTTTTGTGATTATATTAGTTTGCTTAGAAATATTTAGTCTTCTTTGTGAAACTCCATCTCTACTACTAGGTGATCTTTCATGTACCCCTTGAAATTTCCCTCGTATTTCTCGTATTCCTCATCGGTATATTCCACTAAATACCCTTCTTCAAAATCATCCTTGAAGTCGCCTTGGAAAGATGGATCAGCTAATACGAATGTGAAGCTGTCTGGATTCTCATAATCTAATGGAAAGTAATCAATAAATTTATTCTTCTGATCGGCAGCACCTGCACCATTTAACCCAAATTGAACCTCTGATACTTCTTTGTCGTCTGTTTTGATTAGCATACGTTCCATAAAGTAATAGGTATCATCTGTGTCATTTATAATCTCACCATAAATTTGTACTTCTTCGCTACCCTCCGCATCTACATTGGCTATATTTTCTGTTTCAACCAAGGCATACCGAAACGTGAATCCATCCTCTTCATAAATATTGAAACCCTGTTCATCCGTTTCATCACTAACGTAATAGCTTTTTATTATATACTCATTGGCACCATCTATGAAGATCATCTCATCTTTTGTCTTGTCGATAAACTCTAGTGGGTCATCTGTTGTCTCTCGGACATCTGCTTGGCTTACTTCACCATCTGGCTTAGTGTTATCCTCTGCCTCTTCTGCCTGATCCCCACATCCAGCTAATACAATTCCACTTGCCAACAATAATGATAAAGTTGCTTTAGATAATTTCATTTTAATATCTCCCCTTTTACCTTTTACTTATTTTGTTGAATAAAATTTCTGACTTCTTCTATTGTAACACCTTCTTTCTTAGCCTGCTGCATTAGATGAATCCACTCATCGTAATCGTCCATTTGCTCACCGCCACCTTATTTCAAATTTTATGCATTGATCAAAGAAAAATATAAAAAACCTAATGTTAATCCAAAAGCAACCAAATAAAATATATCTGTTAGTGTTAAGGATCTCATTCAATCCCTCCTGCATATCTTAGTATGCATTAATTATTGCACATTATGATATGCACTGTCAAGAGGATATTGAAACTTTTGCACATTATGATGTATACTAATTTCAGGAGTTGATCATTTTGATTAAATTTAATTTGCGATATCACATGGATAAAAACGATATAAGTACTGCTGACTTAGTCGAGAAAACTAAACAGTTAGATCCTGATGGGAAGGGTGTACATCGTAATACTATAAGCAAACTGTTAAATGGAAATAGCAATGGCATACAGTTTGATACATTAGATTTACTTTGTAATGCATTAGAGTTGGATTCTGCTGATCAATTGATTGAGTTTAGCAAAGATGACTGAGTGGCTTATGCTGCTCAGTCTTTTATTATGTAGTTTATTTCCCAAACCTTTGCGCTAGCTAGCTGACATCTGACTACGCCAGCAGACTAAATCACTGAGATAATTTGCTGTAATTGGTTGTTATTACTTGACTTTGCTCTCGAACTCCCCAATCATCGGTTGAGCAAAAAGGAAAACGGCTGACGACAAAGTTGTTACCTATTTTCAGCTGACAAAAAATTATCAATTGAAAATAGGTAACAACATCAATCATCGTATATCGCATTTAAGGTCTCCGTATGCGTGACCCCTATTTGTCGGTAGATTTCTCCACGACAAGCCTACACATCGCAAGTATCCCTTGATGGTTAGTTTTATATCTGGTTAACAATATAAACGTCTGTGGCTTGTCCTACGTGTCCGTAGACACATACCCTTCCTTCGTCAGCACTAATGTAGCTTTCACATTTCAGATACCACACTAATAGGGAAGTGTTTATGTATCCTATCCTCATTTATCTGCATCGCCTGAGTCATGGCTATCAGTTTTATTTTATAGTTGAGCTTCTGGCTGTCCTCAACTTGGTTAACACCTTGCATGACAACCCTTTAAATGGTATAATACAAGGCATCAGAGCCTATTTAATTGTTATTCAATTATTGGTGTGGTGCTTTGATATTGCTTAGGCTTGGAAGTGTTGGTAGCACTCTCCGAGCCATTTTTTTATGTTCATCTTTAATTTTTGTTAAGATTCATCAATGGACTGCTTGACGTTGCTTTTACATTTAATTCATCATTCTGCAAAGACTGTAAATAACGTTGTGTAGTTGATAGATCAGAATGTCCAAGCAGCCTAGATAAACTGTATACATCAATGCCTGCAACGATTGATTGAACAGCAAAGTAATGCCTGAACATATGCGGCGATACTCTTTTACCTGTTATTCCTACACGCTTACTTGCTTCAACAACCAGATTATAAACAGCTACAGTTGACAATGCTTTGCCTTGGTAAGCAAGAAAATAATTATCGCTATACTTGATCTTGTTTTTAAAGTATTGTCTTTTCAATCGTTCATAGCGTATAAGTATCTTCTTTAATGCTGGACTGATAAATACAATGCGTTCCTTATTTCCTTTGCCAAATACCTTAATATCGGTCTCACGTACATCATCTTCCTTCAATCCTGCTATTTCCATGGCTCTTAGCCCACAGTCTGCCATCATAGCAATAATTGCTTTGTTTCTTACTTCTAAATACTTCTTATTGTTGAAAGAATCCATCATGCTAACTACTTCTTTAGTTGTCAGCCCGGTTAATAATACTTTAGGTAGTTTTGGTAGAGTAACTTTATCCATCGGATTTTCCGTCAAATAATCTTCTCTTACACACCAACTAAAAAATGCTTTCACTTGCTTAGCCATCGACACAATAGATTGGGGTTTCAACCCTTTTTGACGTTTCGTGCGAATATAAGCATCAAGATCGTGAGAGGTTATACTTTCTAATTTTGTGATTGCTCTTCTTTGTTGTAGAAATTCTAACAACTGCTTGTACTCTTGCCTCTTGTTCTTCATTGTTTTAGTGGTGAAATTACGGGCTAAACAATGGTAACGATACTCTTCCAAAATATCTTCTAACAGCAC